GGCGCGGGCAAAATGCGTGACGGCTTTGCCGGGGCGATTGTGATCGATGACCCCCACAAGGCAGGCGAGGGCAATTCTGAGCTTATGCGCAAGAACGTGATTGAATGGTTTTCAACAACCATCGAAAGCCGCAAGAATAGGCCAGACACGCCCATTATCGTGATTATGCAGCGCCTGCATGAAGATGACCTGAGCGGTTGGTTGTTGCGCGGCGGCAATGGTGAGGATTGGGACCACATCAACATTCCGGCGCGTGATGCACAGGGCATCTCGTTTTGGCCCGAGCAATTCCCGGATGAAATGCTAGACCGCCTCGAAAAGGCCAGCCCGTATGTTTATGCAGGGCAGTATATGCAACGGCCTGCACCGCTTGGGGGTGGTATATTCAAGGACGAATGGTGGCGGTATTATGAGGTTCTGCCGCAAATCGAATACCGCACCCTGTATGCTGATACGGCACAAAAGACCGGCGAGGCGAATGATTATAGCGTTATGCAGTGTTGGGGGAAGTCCGTATCAGGGCAGGCGGTGCTGATCGATCAGGTTCGCGGCAAATGGGAAGCCCCGGAATTGCTTGCGCAGGCGCGGGCGTTTTGGCATAAACACGCAGCAAAAACAGATTGCGGGCGATTGCGGGAATTCAAGGTTGAAGATAAGGTTTCAGGCACTGGCCTCATTCAAACACTTGCTCGCGAAGGTATACCAGTCAACGGGATTAAACGAGACCGCGATAAAATCACAAGAGCGCATGACGCCGCGCCTTTTGTACAATCGGGAAATGTGTTATTGTTCGCAAAAGCGCCGTATCTGTCAGAGTTTCTTGCAGAAGCGTCAGTATTTCCAAACGGAAGCCATGACGATCAGCTAGACCCGATGATGGACGCGATAGCGGATATTTTAGGCGCTCGGAATGTGTTTTTAATGCCGGGGCGCATCGGTACAGGTTAAGTGGGGGCGGGATGAGAATCGATTGGCATAAGCCAGAATATGACGAAGCCGTTACCCGTTGGGGTGTTATCGACAAATGCGTATTCGGCATTGGCGTTGAAGATTTTTTGATTGAGCTTAACCCAACCGACAAGACCATTGATAACGTGCGGCGCAATCAGCAGTACCGCGAACGGGCAGTGTTTTATGCATTCGCGGGGTATACCTATCGCGGGATGATCGGCGCGGCGTTTAAGCATGATCCTCAAATTGATGTGCCTGGCCAAATTGAGTACATAAAAAACAACACTGACGGCGCTGGGACGTCGCTTTATCAGCAGGCGCAGAAAACCCTAGGCGACGTTGTACGCAAGGGCCGGGCTGGTTTGTTTGTGACCTTCCCACAAACGCAAGCCGCCTCCCTTGCCGATGTGCAGTCGGGCAAGGCCGTGGCGACAATCCACCATATCGAGCCGCAGCAGGTTATCAATTGGCGCTATGAACAGGTCGGAAGCAAGCGGCGTTTGTCGCTTGTGGTGTTTGTGCATAACGAGGCAGTGGTAAAGCCAGATGGGTTTGAGGAGGCCACAGAACCGCGCTATCGCGTGTTAAAACTAGTCGATGGCGTTTATGTCGATGAGACATGGCGGAAAAAAGAGCAAGCCACGACAGACGGCGTGCAATTCGAGCTTATCAGTGAACCGGTTATGCCAACCAATAGCGCAGGCCAGCCGCTGGATTATATCCCGTTCCAGTTTGTGGGTTCGCAAAATAACGACGCGGATATTGACCACGCGCCCATGTATGATCTGGTGCGGATCAATATTGGGCATTACCGCAATAGCGCGGACTTTGAAGATTCCGTGTTTTTTGCAGGCCAGCCGCAAGCGTGGGCAAGCGGTATTGACGCAACCTATATGCAGCAATTTAAAGACCAGAACATGTACATCGGCTCGCGGTATCTGTTCGCGGTCCCGGCTGGTGAAACGTTTGATTTTGCAGCGGCCCCTGCAAACCCGCTTGTGAAAGAAGCGATGACGCAAAAGGCGTTGGATATGATTGCCCTTGGCGCTCGGCTGATTACACCGGGTAGCGCAGTCAAAACCGCAACACAGGCAGCAGACGAAAGCGCCGTGCAACACAGTGTTCTAAGCCTGTGCGTGAAAAACGTGGCCGAGGCTTATGAGGCGGCTTTGCGGTTTGTGTGCGGCTTTATGGGCGGCGATCCCGAGGCCGTCGAAGTTGAAATGTCCACAGACTTTGGGGTGAATATCGCTGACCCGCAGGCTTTGGCCGCGATGGTAGCAGCGTGGAACCAAGGCGCGATCCCGACGCCTGAGCTTTGGGCATGGTTGCGTGCGCACGGCTATTTACCGCACGACAAAACCGACGATGAGCTTATGGGTGAACAAAACGAATCCGGGCAATCCGATGATGGCAGTGCCGTCACGGTAAACCCACAAACCGGCTCCCGTGGAGCCCTAAACCTCGGTGAGGACACACTATGACGACCAAAGGCACAGCGACCACAACCACCACGACCACAGACGAAAAGGCCACGACCGGAACAGAACAGGCCCAAACCACAACCGCGAAGGTTATCGATCCAGCCGAACACGCGGCGGCGCTTGAAGAGCTTGAACGCTTGCGCAGGCACAGCGCCGAGATTTTAGCGGAAAAGAAAAAAGCCGTTACGGCTAGCGAAGCCGCAAAACAAGAGGCATTGCGCAAAGCTGGCGACATCGAGGCGCTAGACAACTCGTGGAAAGAAAAGCTGACAGCAGCCGAACAGGCTTCACAACAAAAACTTGACGAGCTTCATGGGTGGGTTAAGGAATTGACCGTAGGTCAGACAGCAACGCAGCTGGCGTCAGAGCTTGCTTTACCGGGTTCGGCGGCGGTTTTACTGCCCCATATCAAAGCTAGATTGACGATGGACATCCGCGACGGCAAGCCGAAAACCATTGTGCTTGACGAAAACGGAAAACCCAGTGCACAATCTATTGCAGATTTAAAAAAGGAGATCGAAAGCAATCCTGCTTTTGCCCCCCTTTTGGTCGGTACGAAAGCCTCTGGCGCTGGTGGCGTAGGGGCTTCGGGCAGTGCCCAAACAAAAACCATGAAGCGCGAGGCCTTTGACGGACTCGATCAAGTGCAACGTATGGCCTTTGTGCGCGATGGCGGCAAGGTCATTTAAAAACCTAAAAGGGGTTAAAAAATGGCTAGCGTTTTGACAGACTTGGCGGCTGATATTTACAAAGCCGCTGACATCGTGGGTCGCGAGTGCGTGGGTTTTATCCCATCGTGCACGCTCAACACCGCAACCACAGGCGCAGCGGCTGGTGACGTTGTCCGCGCCGCCTTCACCCGCACCGTTACCGGCGGGGCCTTGACGCCTGCCATGACCATTCCCGAGGGGGCGGACCAAACGGTTGATAACAAAACCATGACCATGGGTACGCCTTACGGTGTTTTGATCCCATGGACCGGCGAGGAAATGAAAAGCGTTAACAACGGCGCTGGATTTGAAACCATTTACGGCGATCAAATCCGCCAAGCTATGCGGGCGATTGTTAACTATTATGAAGCCCTTATTGCCGTTGAAGCCTATCAAAACGCTTCCCGCGCCTATGGTACGGCAGGCACAACCCCGTTTGCGTCAAACTTTAATGAAGTTGCGGAAATCCGTCAAATCCTGATCGACAACGGTATGCCAGACGATAACCAAGCGACCTTGGTTATCAACACCGCCGCCGGGACCAAATTGCGCAACCTTGCGCAGCTGCAAAAAGCAAGTGAAGCGGGTGCCGTAGACATGCTCCGTCGCGGTACGTTGCTTGACCTGCAAGGGATCATGATTAAAGAGTCCGCACAGGTTCAAAGCCATATCAAAGGTGCAGGAACTGGCGCTTTGATCAACAATGCATCCGGCGAAGCCATTGGCCAAACATCGCTGACCTATGACACGCTGACCGTTAACACCACCGGCATCAAAAAAGGCGACATTGTCACCTTTGCAGCCGATACTGTTAACAAGTATGTCGTCAGCACCACCACAACCGCAGCATCGGGTGAATTGGTTATCCAAAACCCCGGCTTGAAAGTGGCGGCACCTGATAACAATGCGATCACCGTGGGCAACAGCTACACCGCTAACGTGGCCTTCCACCGTGGCGCGATTGAGTTCGCCATGCGTGCGCCAGCCAAACCATACGGCGGCGACGCGGCTGTAGACGTGATGACAATTCAAGACCCGCTTTCGGGCCTTGTGTTTGAAATCTCTGCCTACAAAGGCTTCCAAAAAGCAATGTTTGCAGTTGCGGCTGTTGGCGCAACCAAAGCATGGAAACCTGAGTTCATCGCTACACTGCTTGGTTAATCCATGAGAGCGTGCTAAACTTTGGGCAGGTCTTCGGGCCTGCCCTTTTTATTTGGAGGCCGCGCAATGGTATCGCCTGCTTTGATCGTTGAAGATGGCACCGGCCTATCCACAGCCGACGCGTTTGTGTCGCTGGCGGATGCCGACACATATTTCACGGCCTATGACGGTGCGCTTTGGAATGGTTCGGACGAACAGAAAAAAACAGCGATCCGGCGTGCAACCGCGTGGCTATCAACGGCTTTTATCTGGCACGGCACGAAAACACACGGGCGCTCGCAGGCGCTCGCATGGCCCCGCGCGGGCATTGTTGACCGCGAAGGTTGGGGCATTACATCGGATGAAATTCCAGCCGAGATCAAAGAGGCGACCTACCGCGCGGCATTGTACGAACATGATAACCCGTTCGGCCTGACCCCTGAGATTGTCGCGGGCGGTGTGGTGAAACGCGAAAAGGTTGACGTGCTTGAAGTTGAATACGCAATCGGGTCCGAAGGTGGCGGCTCAAAAGTCCCAAGCCTAACCGCGATCAACAATCTTTTGGCGCAGTTTGTCGTTTCAGGCGGGGCGGGTATGTTGTCAACCGTGTTGCGCAGGGGGTGAGCCATGGCATACGATTATACCGGGCTAGCCGCCACAGCAGATCGATTGATTGAAAAATTCGGGCAGGCAGCAACGATTCGGCGCAAAACCACCACGGGCGGAAATGCGTACGATCCCACAAGCGGCACAACCACAACCACAAATCAGACCGTTAACGCGGCGATCACGCGCTATCGGAACAGCGAGATTGATGGCACGTTCATCAAACGCGGTGACAAGCAAGCCCTTGTTCCGGCGGTTGGATTGACCATCACGCCAACCGTTAAAGACCAGTTCGTGCTTGGCGATGTGGTGCACGCCATTCAAGCGGTTGACGAAATATCACCCGGCGGAACTGTTGTCGTGTATCGCTTACAGGTTCGCGCCTAATGGCCCAAAAGATTCCGCCCATTAACGAGCTGGCCACAAAGTTAGAGCCAGAAATGCGGGCGGCGTTTTTGGCGGCGGTTCAAGACATTGTGGACAACGCGCAGGTTAACCGTATTGCAGCGGCGCTTGAGGCTGGAAACATAA